TAGTAGAAGAGTTCGCCGTAAAGTTAGACGCGCCAGTAGAAGAGTCCGCCGTCGCGTCCGCCGTAAAATGCGTGGAGGGGGAGGAACCGTTCATTACACACCTTCAAACGCCGATTTTTCTAATGTAAATGAAGTTGTTCCATACAAAGTAGGAAAAGGAATTGAACCAGGACAAGTATCCAACGGAGTAAAAAACTATTATTCTTTGTCAAAAGATATGCATGGACAAAATAATTGGATTGAAAATACTTCTTTAGGAACTTCCATTCCAGCAACACCACAAAAAGGTGGTGGAGGATTATCAGCTTTAGTTCCTCAAGATTTATTAAATTTATATAGAGGATCCGTCTCTGGAGTTGGTAATTTATATGATGGATATGTTGGTCAAACAGCTCCATTAAGCAGTAATCCTAATGTTATGAAACAAGGGTTAAAATCAGCGAACGTACATATGATGCCTCCAAATATCAATGCTATTCAGACCCGTTCTGATAAATTAGCGGCATCGGTATAAGTTTTTTGTTTAGTATGTAAATATTAAGATATATACAAAATAATTATATTATCAATATATATATATATATAAATGGGTGAATCCTTATTAGCAATTAAGTTTAACAACTTACAAAAATATTCAGATTTATGTATAACTCAAATGATAGTAGCATTTTCTTTATACAATGATTCACAGATGATAAATTTAACTTATCAAGCAATGACACTTTTGAAAAATGTATCAACAGAAATTAGTAATAAAACGTTTCCACCTGAAGAAGCTGATTCTATAAGAGCAATATTAAGATTATTGCGTGTGGATGAAGCATTAAAAATATTACAAAAACTTTATAATGAAAATAAAACAATACAAAAGGGTGGAGCAAAATGTGATGAAGATTGCTATAATGATGGTGATTGCATTGATGATCCTGAATGCCCGATATGTGTGCCTGATCCTGGGGCGGGAGTGAGCGTATGTAGACCGGATAGACCGGATACATTGAGTGTACCTCCAAGTCACCCGATATACAAGAGTAAGAACCCTTCACTTGAATTAGCAAGACTAACTACAGGACTAACCTCAACAACGTCTGACCAATCAAATTTGCCCGTCGCTCAATGTATGAATAGTGTAGTTCAAGTGTATACCAAACAAATGGACAACCTCATAGCAAGGCGAGACAAACTTTTGATACGATTGGACGTTTCAACAAAAGAATATCGAAAAGAGGTGAAGGATAACTTTGAAAAGCGTGTAAAAGATCAAGCAGCCGAGTTATCAAGTAGAAAGTATAAAGAAAGAGGACCTGCGGCAGGCCTTGGTGTGGTTGGGGGTATAACAGCATACAAATTTACGAGTAGTGCTTCTGCATTACTTAAAGCTGCGTCCTCCACGTTACTCAATGGTGCTATACAAATAGGGTTTACTGTATTAAACCTATTATCTATTGGAAATCAATTATCTGACTGTGCAACTGAAGCTGCAGCAAGGGGTGAGTGGATGAGAACTCCAACAGGCGCAGCAGCAGGCGCAGACGCAGCAGACGCTCCACCAGCATCTGGTTCCGAGGAAGAAAGTCTCCCCGCTTGTAGTGAACAGACATTTTTTAATAGTATAAGCCCCTGGGCGGAAGCATGTGCCCCTGGACCAGAGTTTACGTGTAAAGCATGGGAGGGTGCAGACATTGATGAAGTTACTAATATTACAATGGTAGCAACTGTAGCAGGTGTCGTGATCCCAGCAGCCGCTGTGTGGTTGCTTGCCCGTCAGTTATTGGGACAAAATAAACTTTCCAAATCAACTCCCTTAGGGTGGATAACAAAGGTCGGGGTGCCAGGGTTGGGGTGGGCGTGGGGGTTGTTTGACCTCGCCCTACCTAGTGATGAACGACGCGGGTTAGAAGAACGTGTGATAGCTGGACGAGTTACAAACATAGACAAAACATTGGAGGACAGAGCTGGGTTACTTAGACGCTCTGCCGACGAATATTCGGGAACAGCAGCGTATAGAGGACTCAAGGCCGAATTAGATAGAATTGATGAACAAATGAAACAGTGTCAAAAAAACATTGACGAATCACTGAAAACGGCCATGACGGAAGCTTCTCGTGCGACTAAGAGGAAATATGACGAAGTAATGTTACTAACCGAAATTAAAGGGGATGTATTATTAGCGGTAGTGAAGGGTCAAGCAGCCGAAGCACTCGCAGACAGCCGATTACATAGTTTAACAAGGAGTACTGGACCTCTAACAGAAGAACGAAGTCGGCGTAGACGACCAATAGAAGAACAAAGATTGAGGGGACCTCCAACAGAAGACCGAAGATCGAGGACGAGGGGACCTCCAACAGAAGACCGAAGATCGAGGACGAGGGGAGCACTTTTAATACAAGACACACCAAAATCCATCTCACCTGAAGATGTATTTGGAACAGGAGCACCAGCAGCACCAGCACCAGCACCAGCAGTACCAGTACCAGCACCAGCAGCAGCAGGAGAAGGAGGAGAAGGAGAAGAAACCCCATCAGAAATACCAATAGGTGGAGGTAGAAAACGACGTAATAGTAAAACACAACATAAAAGACGAATAAATAGACGTAATCGTAAAAATACAAAATGTAAAACGATTCTCAAAAAGCGATTAAAACGATACAAACACAAAACTATAAAACGCAAGCATAAAAATAAAAGTCGTAAAACACAACATAAAAGACGTATAAATCGACGTAATCGTAAAACACACCATAAAAAATAAATAATATACAAAAGAGCGATATAATGTATCTTTAGAACATTTGAAATAATATTATATTGATATATATTATAATATTATGTTATCTGATTTAAGAAAACAATTTAATTCAATATGTACACCTTCACAAATCTATGTTTTTATTTCTATTGTTTCATTATTAGCAATTTTAGTTCAAAATATATCAAATACACGTAAATATTGTGTAGGATTATATGAATGTGATTTAACATTCTCCAATGTATTTATATTTGCATTTAAATTAGCCTATATAGCTGTATGGACTATAATTCTTAATAGTTTATGTAAAGCTGGTTACAAAAATTTAGCTTGGTTCTTTGTATTAGTGCCTATTGTATTATTATTTGTATTGATGGGCGCATTTATGTTTGTAACTGCTAACAAATTATTATAATCCACTAAATAAGACTTTATTCATCAAATAATTCCCATGATAAATAAAAATCCCCCATAATATATTTTTATAGTTAAAAGATGTAAAAATATATGCTTACCATATACTATATATAGATATGGACGATGAAAATGAAAGAATTTCATGGAAAATCATTGATAAATATTTCAAGGACAATAAAGATCATTTAGTAAAACATCATTTGGATTCCTATAATAATCTGTTTAATACTGGTATCCATCAAATTTTTAGAGAGAATAATCCAATTAGACTTATGAAGGAAGAAATTGAAGGAACAAATGAATTTGCCTTTGAATGTCATTTATATTTAGGTGGAAAGAATGGTAACAAAATTTATTATGGGAAACCAATTATTTATGACGATGATGATAATACACATTTTATGTATCCAAATATAGCGAGATTAAGAAATATGACATATGGATTTTCAATCCATTATGATGTAGACGTAGAATTTGTCATTAGAAAAGTAAATGCTTCTACTGGAAAAATAGCAAGTGTAGAACGTCCTACGCTTACATTAAAAAAAGTATTTTTAGGAAGATTTCCAATTATGTTACAATCAAATTATTGCATATTAAATGGGTTTGGTCCGGAAGCCAGATTTAATATGGGTGAATGTCGTAATGATCCAGGAGGTTATTTTATTGTAGATGGAAAAGAAAAGGTTGTTGTTTGTCAAGAAAAATTCGGCAATAATTTGCTTTACATTAGAGATCAAGTAAATGATATATATAGTCATAGTGCCGATATCAAAACGGTATCTGAAGATCCATCGAAACCAAAACGAACATTGTCTGTTCGCATAGTAGCACCCAATACCACCTATTCAAATAATCAAATAGTAGTAGCAATTCCGAATGTTAGAAAACCTATTCCATTATTTATTTTAATGAGAGCATTAGGAGTAATATCAGACAAGGATATTATTAAAACCTGTTTATTAGATATGGAAAATAATGATTATATGGTGGATTTATTTATCCCTTCTGTTCACGATGCAGGAATGGTTTTTACTCAAGAAGCAGCAATTAAATATATTGCTACATTCACCAAAGGAAAGACCGTAGCAACTGTTATGGATATTTTAATGAATTATTTTTTACCAAATATAGGAGAGTTGAATTTTGAACAAAAGGCATTCTACATTGGATATATGGTATATCGCTTATTATTAGTATATACAAAACAGGATAAACCGACTGATCGTGATAGTTTTCGCTTTAAAAGGGTCGAGGTAACTGGAGCATTATTATATGATTTATTTTTAGAATATTATAAATTGCAACTTCGTCAAATACGAACTACAATAGATAAAGAATATTATTACCATCAAGGAACATATCAGGCGAACTTTACATCATTAATAGAAGGCAATTACACCAATTATTTTCAAAATAGGATAGTAGAAGAAGGAATTAGAAAAGCATTTAAGGGAAATTGGGGCGCACAACCACATACCAAACGTCTTGGGGTTGTTCAAGATGTCAATAGATTAACCTTTTTTTCATTTATTTCTCAATTAAGGAAGATAAATTTACCAATAGATTCTACAGCAAAAGTGGTTAAACCTCGTTTGTTAAATTCAACTCAATGGGGTATAATATGTCCCGTCCATACTCCTGACGGAGGTAATATCGGATTTCACAAATATATGGCTATGAGTGCATTTATTACACCTGGGTGTTCTTCTGACAATATTGGTCCGTGGTTGCGTAAGCACGGTTTACGATTAATTGAAGAATCGTCTCCAGAATTTTTATCACAACACACAAAAGTATTTGTAAATGGTGGATGGACAGGAATTATAACAGAACCAGTTGAATTAATAAACACATTTAAAATTCAAAGACGAAATGGATTAATCCCTATATATAATTCAATAAGTTGGGACATCAAACGAAATGAAATTCATATATTCACGGATTCCGGAAGATTAACAAGACCTGTATTTTATGTAGATAATAACGCTGTTAGTTATAGACATTCTCCATTAATGTCTTTGTTAAAAAAAGACGACGATTTTAGTTGGTCTCAACTACTTTCAGGCTTCTCTCCAAAGAAGATTTCATATTCACTTAATACTTGTAAAATATATGATACAAAAGAATTATATGATATTGATGAAGATAGTCGTTCGACAGAACACACAACATATAAATTTTTAAATAAGAATAAAGCAATAATCGATATGCTTGATACTGCTGAATCGGAAGGTGCGTTAATAAGCATACATTCGACCGATTTTACAGATAAACGTCATACGCATGTAGAAATTCATCCATCTTTAATATTAAGTGTAATGGGTAATATGATTATATATCCTGAGAATAATCAGTTACCACGCGATTTATTCTCATGTGGACAAAGTAAACAAGCAGTTTCTTTATATAGTTCTAATTATCGCAATCGGATTGATAAAATGAGTGTTATTTTAAATTATGGACAAATTCCATTGGTTAAATCTCGGTATTTAGATTATATCACAAATGAACAACATCCGTATGGAGAGAATGCAATAGTTGCGATTATGAGTTATACTGGATATAATGTAGAAGATGCGTTAATATTTAATGAAGCTGCTGTAAAACGCGGAATATTTAGAACAACGTATTTTAGTATGTATGAATCGCGAGAAGAAAGTAGTAAGATTGGAAATACTGCGGTTGATGAAAAATTTTGTAATGTTCAAAACACAAATGTTATTGGTCAAAAACCTGGATATGATTATGCGTATTTAAATAAATATGGCATTATAAAAGAAGAAACGAAATTAAATGATAAAATTGTAGTTATTGGAAAATGTGCGAATTCATTAATAGAACCAGGAACATTTATAGATATGTCAGTTGCGCCAAAGAAGGGTCAGATGGGATTTGTTGATAGAACTTTTGTAACTGATGGGGAAGAAGGATTTCGAATTGCAAAGGTTAGAATACGTGAAGAACGTGTTCCATCCATTGGAGATAAATTTTGCAGTCGTGCAGGACAAAAAGGGACAATTGGTATTATATTACCAGAAGCCGATATGCCTTTTACAGAAGATGGAATACGTCCGGATGTAATAGTTAATCCTCATGCATTACCAAGTCGTATGACTATTGGTCATTTAGTAGAATGTTTAGTAGGAAAGGCATGTGTGGAATATGGCGGGTTTGGGGATTGTACGGCATTTGTTAATAAGGGTCCACAAAATAAGATTTTTGGGGAAATGCTAACAGAAGTAGGTTTTCATTCAAGTGGTAATCAATTATTATACAATGGAATGACTGGAGAACAATTGGAAACAGACATATTCTTTGGTCCGAATTATTACTTGAGATTAAAACATATGGTAAAGGATAAAATAAATTACCGAGCACGAGGTCCAATAACGCAAATGACGCGCCAACCAGTTCACGGGAGAGCAAAAGACGGCGGATTACGAGTTGGAGAAATGGACCGCGATGCTATAATTGCACATGGTATGTCTACATTTTTACAAGAATCAATGTTGGAAAGAAGTGACGATTATTATATGGCTATATGTAATAAATCTGGAACTATTGCTATATATAACGAACGAACGAATTTGTTTTTGAGCCCTATTGCGGACGGACCTATTAAATTTAATGGGGAATTGGATGGTAAGTTAAATATTGAAAATATAAGTAAGTTTGGAAAAGATTTTAGTGTTGTTCGGGTTCCGTATGCTTTTAAATTATTGATGCAAGAGTTACAAACAATGAATGTAGCAATGCGTATAATTACAGAAGATAATGTAGACCAATTAACTGCTTTATCATATAGTGAGGAGCAATTTACATTAAATACTGGTTACCAATCATATAATAATTTAATAACTGAATATAAAAATATTACGGAAGAACATATTCCAGGAGTTAAATATGCAACTCCACAGGACGACACCTCGCCATTTTCACCTGCTACGCCAGCATTTTCACCTCACACACCGGAGGGTCCAGCACCAACTACCGCATTTTCACCTCACACACCCGAAGGTCCAGCACCAACTACCGCATTTTCACCTCACACACCCGAAGGTCCAGCACCTATATATGGGGTTTCACCTCACACACCAGAGGGTCCAGCACCAACTACCGCATTTTCACCTAAAAGTCCAGACGTTCCTTTATATAAAATTGCTATTATTGTTCCATTCCGCAATCAACCAGTTCTTCAAGGAATTGAAGGACAAGATCGAATGATCCATAAAGAGCGTTTTATTCAACATATGAAACAATTTATACCAAAGGTATCCCAATATGCAATGACAGAATATTTTGTTACATTACACATTGATGTTATGATTATTGAACAAAGTGATGATGATAGAAAATTTAATCGTGGTGCGATATTAAACAGCGGATATAAAAATGCAATGAATTCGCAATATTATAGAGGAATTATATTCCATGATATAGATTTATTACCATCTGATGTGATGATTCCATTTTATGCATTGGGTGTGTTTAATTCTGCGTATACTAAATCAGACAAAAAGATTGTTCATTTAGCACATAAATGGGGACGCTACGCATCATTAGGAACCGGATATATAGGTGGTGTAACTATGTTTGAAACTACCCAATTTAATAATATAAATGGGTTCCCTAATTATTTCGCAGGATGGGGTGGAGAAGATGACGCACTTAGAGAGAGAATAATTGCATATGCCAAGGAAATGAATAAAGATTATGTAGATAAAGATGATAACACTATATTAACAGATTTAGTAGATTATCCGGCAGGAATACCAGAAGATAGTTACACTGATTTAGAAGGGGTAAGCACATTTAGAGAGAAGCGCGATATATTAAAGGCTGATGAAACATTAGATAATAAACTAAAACGTGAAGGGCGAGCATTAGATAAAAAGATATGGAAATATAATGGATTGGTAAATCCACAAAAATACGGGGAATTATATTCAATTAATAATGAGGTAGTAGAGGACGCACAGTATCAAATGCGCAAGATTAATATATCTTTAAACGGTAATTTAACATCATTGAAAGTAATGAATGATGAACTGGGTGGTTTATCACAAATAGCATTGCAAATGATAGAATTAACACCTAAAATGCGTATACAAGAAAATATTCCCACTACAGCAGCACAACCAATGTCACCACCATTTGTGTTGCAATCAGTTTCAACGCCAGAAACACCGGTAACACCCGGTGTAACGCCTTCTTACGCACCATCAACCCTTCCAAGTGTAGACACATCGGTAAGCACATCAGATACGGATGTTTCAGCACCACATTATACACCTCCAACTCCACCATCTCTTGATGCTTCTGTTTCTTCAGATGATTCAGGAAGGGGAGGAGGGACATTTAACGGAATTAAAAATGCTGGAGCAGGTATTATTAATAATGTTAAAAATATAGTTAGCAGTATTATACCTGGGACCAACACCAATACAAGCACTAATACAAGTTCAGGAACAACAACTAATTCTACTACACCAGTTATTAAGATAGATACTTCGGATATTAAAAATAATCAATTACAAGACGTTACTGATATAATACATAGCACAGATGTAACACCAGAAAGTAGCATATTAACAGATATACAACCAGATACTACAACTACTAATGAACATACCAACCCGCAAGATACAGATACTAAAAAAATAATAACATAATTATAACATAATAATTATGGTGGGTACATATTATATTTTATTATACTAATATTCAATTTAGTAAAATTGTTAAAATATAATATACATTTTAATATATGAATAATATTATTATAAATCC